AAGATACAAAAGTGAAGGGAAATCTTATGCAGTAAATCTTTGGTCAAATAAAAAAATGCAAAATTTTAATCAAAGGAAAAAAAGAAAACTACTTACAGACAACATTATTAAAATGAAAGCGGTTAATAAATTTATTAATGTTGCATTATTCCCCGTCATTAATAGGAAATATAAAAATGGAAAAAAAACGTTGGATTTTCTTACTCCTGCGGAAAAATTAGATTATTTACGACGTTTTTGTGAAGGAAGAAAGTTACGAAATGATGATATGATTAAAACTTGCCACGAAGAATTAGTTAGAACACATGTCTCTGGAGTTTCCTATGAATAATAATTACCATTTAGATATAGCTTATATTGCAGGACTCTTTGATGGAGAAGGTAGTCTAACTTATAAAAAATATAAGGAAAAGAAAAAATCTGGTACGTACGATTGCAGACGTATCAGTATGGAGATAGCTATGACCGATAAAAATGTTATAGAACTTGTACATGAGACGTTAATGGTAGGCACTGTAAGGCCTAAGAAGGTCCCTAAGGGTATGAAACCACAATGGCGTTGGCGTTGTACGTTTAGAGATTGTTTACATGTTTGTAAGAAGTTATGGCCTTATGCAACTGTTAAACTTCATGCAATTGAAAAAGTAATAGATCATTATGAACCTGACATTCAAGATTTAAATGATAATGTAGTTGAATTAGATAAATTTCGAGATAACATATGGTTTGGGAAGGAGAAACAATGATAGATTTTTTTGTATATAAATGTTTAGAAAAAATTAACGATGTCTCAACAAAAATAACAAGTTGGTCATGGCAAAAACTATGGGCTGATAGGATTAATGGATATGGAAACAGAGGAAGACGTAAAGATAAGAAAAATATTAAAAAAAGTAAATAAAGATAAACCACAGTTTGGTCTAGGTCAAGTACCTCAATATGGTAAATCTAGGTCTGGTCGTGAGTATGGTGGGTTTATTAAAGAATCTACTTATAATAAAATGAAATATAAACCAACGAATAGAGGTAAAACTATAATTAAGAAAGGACCTTATGAAATTTAAATACGACGGTAAATCTAGACCTACTAATAAAGCTTACGATGAGAGTTGGCACCGGATCTTTGGATCAAATCCAGTGGCTAAAGAAGTTAGGACTCCTAAATTTAAATCTCAAGTGGTTGTATCTAAAAAAATATATAACAGAAAAAAAAATGATAACGGATAAAGACGCAAAGCAAATGCATAAATTGTTTGATAAACTGGAGAAAAAAACTATGGATAAAGGTATAAAGAAATCTAATAAATACAACTATATACAAGGTAAACAGCTCACGGACCCTGGAACAGGGACCAGGGTTTACGAAATAAGTTCTTATAGACTTCCCAGTGTGACTACTGTATTAGGGGCCACAAAAAATCAAGATTTTATAAAAAAATGGAAAGCAAAAGTTGGTGAACAAGAAGCAGAACGAATCAAAGATCATTCTAGTAGCAGGGGTACCTGTATGCATAAATTCCTCGAGCACTATGTCCTCGGAACTGGTTGCGTTGATCTTACAAGGATTGGACAAGAGGCGCGTCCCATGGCCGACAAAATTATTGAGATGGGTCTTGCGCCAGTATCGGAATATTACGGCTCTGAAGTCACGTTACATTATCCAGGTCTCTACGCGGGCTCAACAGATTTGGTTTGCTTGCACAATGATAAGGAAACTATTGTCGACTTCAAACAAAGTAACCGTCCGAAACGGGAAGAATGGATTGAAGATTATTACATGCAAATTGCAGCATACGCCATGGCCCATGATTATGTCTATGGATCTAAGATCAAACAGGGAGTTATCATGGTATGCACGCCTGACTTATATTACCAAGAATTTAAAATTGAAGGACTTGCATTAAAACAGTGGAAGCATGCTTTTCTTAAAAGATTAGACATGTACAACGAGTTGATGCATGATCAGAAAGAAAAAACAACACCAATGAAAGCAGAGGACTTTACAAAATGACTGAAGAACCAGCAGCTAGAACAAGAGCAAGATTAGAGAAAACAAAAGGTAGACACAGAGCCAAAATTGAAATTTTAAATGAGATTTTAAATTGGATTGAACTTGGTAAGAGCTTTGAAGATATACAACACCACTGTAGTCTTAGTATATATTACCATGACATGCAGGTAGAGGTTATTAAAGAACAAATTAGAAATTTATTTCACGTTGAACAAAACGAAAACGAGGATGCTTAATGAACTGTACCACAACACTAATTAAGGCAACATTAAGGCAATTGTGTTGTATTTATGTCACATTAACAGTTTAGAACGATTATAAAGTAGTCCCTATATATGTATGGTAAAAGAATTAAAAAAAAAAATAAAAAGTACTCTAGAAATAATGTCATTCTGTCACTTTGGACTATTAGTGTTGGTATACAACAAAAATGTATGCCAAAATGTCTTAAAATAAAGTGTCATGTGACAGATTATTTTGTCACTTTAGTCAAATCTCAGATTGCCTATGCGCGCGCGATACAAAATACTGGAAAAAACCAAACTTTTTAGATACATATACATAATATGAAAATAAGAAAGAAAACAAAACACTTCAAGAAACTTGCTAAACCCCTTCCTGTTGAAACACACGGATTGCCTAACAACGTTAGAGTTGGTTACAAAGATATTAAGATTAGATATGTTAGACCTAATTATAAAAAATGGGAATTAACAGATTGCTTTGGAGAATATGATTACAGACAAAATGTTATACAGGTACAACACGATCTTTGCGGCCAAGAGATGGCTAATACTATCTTTCATGAAATAATGCACGCAGCGGTCCATGTTTCTGGACTTAATCAAGAAAAAGCACCTTTAGAAAAACCAGAATTTGAAGAGGCTGTAGTTAATCAGTTAACTAATATTATGATGGGTGTGTTTAGAGATAATCCTTGGATGATTGATATGCTTAAAAATCAATTAGAAGATTCTGAGGACGCAGATTGATCTTCTATGGTTTCTGCATCAATAACTTTGTCATTTAACAATGAAGCGTAATCTTCTTCAATCTGTGCCATCTTCATTTCTAGTTGTTCTTCTGTCATATCTTCTAATTTCCCATGTTTTATTATTTTTCTGTCTATGTATAATCCTCCTGCCTTGCCTCGATTTGTTTCAGCATTTACAGCAGCAGAGAAAGAATTCTTTTTTAAAGCCAAATCTTTAATCCTAGCTAGTTCTGCAATATGACTTTCAAAAGTCACACCAAATTTTAACATTCTTTCAGCTCTTAATTCATCTAGGTATTTTACAACAAGTGGCGATTGTCTAGGGTTTGTTAACTCAGATCCCTCTTGTCTACATCTTTTCTTACTGTAGCCTGCAAGCTCAGCTGCTTCAGATTTGTTAACAGGTCCATCAGGTCCACCAAATATTAAAAATTCAGCGAATCTTTTTTGCATTTCAGTTAATCTTTTTGGAACTCCCATGTTGACAATTTAAGGTAACTATCCTATAAAGTCAATATGAAAGATTCAGACCCTATACTAGACTTAGCTTTCCTTATTGAAAAACACAAAAAAGAAATTTGGAATTATAAACAAAAAGAAGCCAATTGGCTTAAAACTAATAATGTATTAGAAGGATCTAAAAAAATAATAGATGAGTTATCTTCTAAAATGTTGGTGTTGGTTAGACGTGTTCAAGAATTAGAGTATGATAATAATACTTACAAAAAAGAAATAGAAAGACTTACAAAATCTAAATGAGAGTAAGAGACTTACAACAATTCCTGGCTTCATTCACTGCTAAAGATAAGAGCACTGACAAGCAGGGTAATGCCATTAGTGACGCAGTTATATTTGTAGAGATCAATGGATACTTAGAAGAAATTAAATTAATGGAAGTATACGAAAACAACCAAACTATATTTGGTGCTGGTAAAAACCATCATTCACATCGTTTGGTTATGAAAACAAAACGAGATCAGAAGATAATTATCCCTGATAAATTACGCTCACCACTACTATAATGGATGACGATGTTACTCCAAAAAACTCATGGGTCCAGAGGCTAAATTTTACCAACAAATTAAAAGAAATTTTAAAGAATTTTCTCTCATTCGACTTGAGAATAGTAGCTTACTTGGTACTCCTGATCTATTGGTCTATAATACTAATGGGCACTTTTGCACTGTAGAATTAAAAGTCACAAAGGGTAATTCAATTCGTTTTAGCCCGCATCAAATTGCCTTCCATACACGTCACAATCAGAACACATTTATCATAGTAAAGGCCCTTGGTCCTTGTACCCCTAAAAGTTCTTCAATATCCATGTACCGTGGTTCCCGGATCAGGGAGCTTGCCGCTTGTGGCTTGAAGCTTGAAGCTTGCAGCTTGGGGCTTGACGCTTGTCGCTTGATGCTTGCTCAGGTTGGTTCGAAAGCTTGACGCTTGAAGCTTGACGCTTGAAGCTTGAAGCTTGATCCTTTAATCTTGGTGCACGCCCGCGCCAGTCCGTCGACTGGTTTGGGCTAATGACCTCCTTCAGGAGAGAAGTTTTTCTAGTGTTTACCATAACTAATATTTTTAATGTCTTTGTTCCAACATGCTCTACAATCTAAACATTTATTGCCCTGTTTACCTGATGGACAAGTCTCGGTCCCATCAGTCACCACGCTTGAGCTATGGCTCCAGGCGTTACCAGCGGACCCATCGATACGGGCAGCGGATAGTCTTATAATCATATTGTCCGGTACATCTTCAGGAGCTGGCAAGTAAGGCCGCTCTTGTGTGGGCATCCAGTGCTTAGTGTCAGGCGTTTGTCTTGCAACCTCCAGGATTTTATTCATATGCTCAACTGATTGAACGTCGCCGGCGTCATGCCACCTGAACCACTTCATCCGCTTGATTTGTGCAACCATTGCGTCAACCCATAACGGGTGTTTGATAGCGTCCAGTCTTCTATACTGAGCCGCTTTAATAGCTGGATATCTTACATAGTTGTTTTTCTTAGCATAACAAAAAAAACAAGGTGACTTTGGATTATTCCAAAGCTTGGACCCTGTTTGGCATTCCCATGCTGGAAGTGAGTAACTCTTGCCTGGCATTTTACTTGTACCAGTCAATGAGTCTGTAATTTTTACGGCGTCTTTAACTAGCATTATTTTGCCTTTCATAAAATTTGTTAAACGCTTTTTCTGCAACTTTTGGAAAAATTTCTTCCGCAAGTTTTTGTCCTAACTCTCTTTCTTCTTTGTCGCCGTGATCAATTAAAAATGACCAAATTTCATTTGTTGGGCTTGACCATCTTTTTTTAAATTCTTTTAGAGTATATTTTTTTTCTCCAAAGTAATCGCTTAATTTAATTGTTTTTTCTTTCATAGTTTTCTCTCCTTTAGTTTA